ACTTTGGCGAGACGGCAGATGAGGATTATTGCCAGCAATTAGTCGCAGAAGCCCGCGTAATGGGGCCGAATAATCGCTGGATATGGGTTATGCGTTCAAGAGAAAACCATTTTCTTGATTGCGAGGGAATGGCTGCGGCTGCGGCGTGGTTGATTGGTTCAGACCGAGTTAAGGCCGCTGCAAAGCAAAATGTGAGAGAGAAAGAGGAAGCGCAGATAAAATCCCGCTTAGAGGGGCCGACTGCTGCGCCGATTAATCAAGGGATGGCAACACCTGCCGCCCTTACTCCTCCTCCCCTGCAAACGCGAAGCCGCTTTTCTAATTTTGCAAGTCGGCTTAACAGGTAAGGGTTACGAATGAGCTGGTTAAAGTCGCTCTTTGGGGTTGGGGATAACGTCCCTACAGTCGCACCTAAAGGGCGCAATGTGCCTAGCTCCGCTTATATGCGCGGCCATAACTCTGGTCTTTTTTCGTCTTGGAATCCTATTCTACGCGACCCGAAGGAAGATGTCCGCGCTGCTTATTGGCAAAGCGCCGCTCGCACGATTGATATGCTTCACAACTCTGGCTGGTTGTCAGGTGTTGTGACGAAGAGCGTCGGCAATATTATCGGCACGGGTTTACGTCTTAACTCTAAGCCAGATTACGAGGCTTTAGGCTGGGACGCGAAAGCCGCTAACGATTGGGCGCGTATGATTGAGCGCCGTTGGGAGCTTTGGAGTAATACGCCTTTAGAAGTAGATGCTGCTGGCAAGCATGATATTCATCAATTATGCGCTTCGGCTCTTCGCTCTTGGTATGCAATGGGCGAGTATGTTGCATGGACGCGCTGGATTGAGCGCCCTTCTAGCCAGACAGCTACAAAGATTCAGTTAATCCCTGCAAATCGCCTTATTCAAGATTCGGATGATACGCAGGGCGTCTATCAAGGCGTAAGAGTTGATAAGACGGGCTTGCCTGTTGCGTATCGCTTCAACTTTGGCCCAACTCTTAAGCAAATAGCAGCTTTTACTGAAATTGCAGCTAGAGATAAAGAAAACCGCCCAATTATTACGCATGCTTTTGGCGGCGATGTTGGTCAGATGCGCGGAATTTCTGTTTTTGCGCCTGTTTTGCAAGTTTTGCGTCAATATGACCAGCTTGCGAACGCAACTTTATCTTCCGCGCTCAACCAAGCGATTATTGCGGCGACGATTGAAAGCCCCTCACCTACTCAAGATGTCCTGCAAGCCTTTCAAGACCCGAATGAGCAAGGATTGGGCGGCGATTTAGACTGTTATATGGACGCCCGCGCGGGTTGGTATGAAAACACGAACTTTGACCTTAACGGGCAGAGCAAGATCGTTCACTTATTTGCTGGTGAGAAGCTAGATTTTAAGCGGAGCGAGACGCCAAACAGCAATTATGAGCCATTTGTTCGCTGGTTATTAAGAGAAATTAGCGGTGCGGGCGGCTTTACCTTTGAAGATATGACGGGCGACTACACAGGCGCTACATATTCTTCAATTAAGATGGCGACGAATACGAATTGGCCTATTCAGTTGTGGCGGCGTCAACATATCGCTGCGCCTCTTTATCAATCTGCCTATGACGCTTGGCTAGAGGAAGAATTAGAGTCCGGGCGCGTTTCTATTCCGGGCGGTCTTGACGCTTTCTATGCCAATCGCGCGGCAATCCTTCGCTGTGATTGGCGTGGACCTTCTAAACCAATCCCTGACGAAGTTAAGTTCGCTAATGCAAACTCTACCCTATATGGGATGGGAGTTATTAGCGCAGAATATATCGCTTCTGAAATGGGTTATGACATTGAAGACGTTTATGATCAGCTTCAGCGCGAAAAAGAAATGCGCGAAGAGCGTGGCTTACCAGATCCGCAAGTGATAACGCCCGCTCCTGACCCTATTGAGGTTGCAGAGGCTACGGCTGGAATAAGAGAACAGGCTTCTGAGGAAAAGGCGGCTGAAAAAGAGGAAGCGCCAAAGCCAAAGCGGAAGCGCGCAGCTAGTGTAAAGAAGGCTATTCCAGATGCCTGATAAGACAACAACGACTGCAAAATCGCTTGAGCCGACACGTTCGCGTGAAGAGGCAGAAGGCAAACTCGCCAATCAGCATGAGTTAGTTGCGCCTGAGCAACCTGTTCAACCTGACTGGTGTGCGATCTGCGCTCAATTAAGAGATGCTTATTATTCTCTTCTATCTGGCGGCATGGCTAACAAGATTTTGACGCGCAGCTTAGACGCGCAGGAAGAAATTGGGTTTAGCCGCATTAATATCGACGTTCTCAAGCCAGAAATGGATAAGGCGTGTTCTTTTTGCGAGGCGATTAACGGTCTTGCAACATTGCCTCGCCGTTTTGCTATTAGCGCCTATCATAAAATGCGCTGCTGTAAGTCTGGACGGCCATGATCGAAGCGCGAGGCAACTAATGTCAAGTAATTATCTTCATCGCTTTGCGGAGCGTTTATTCAACTGCCCCTTGATGATCATGCCAGAAAAACTGGCGATTATTACACAGGCGCTAGAAGGCCGTATCCCGCAAGGCGTTTTGAGCGACCTTGGCTATACGTCGCCAGAGGGAAGTATTTTAGAAGATTTGCCTTTTATGCAGCCTTCCGCTTCTCGTTTTGTAGGCGAGAATGTCGAGATGGATGAGCGCGGCAAGGCGATGAAGCTCCCGTATCAGCGCACGGCTAACGGCCAAGCTATTGTGACTATATCGGGCAGTTTGATGAACAGAGGCGCTTATATTGGCGCAAAGAGCGGCGTTCTTTCCTATGAGGGAATAGCTCACCAACTTAAAGCGGCGGCGTCTGACCCTAAAGTTAAGTCTATCGTTCTTGATATGGATAGCCCCGGCGGTGAAGCTGTTGGCGCTATGGAAACAGCAGCGCTTGTTCGCAAGATTAACGGAGAGAAGCCAGTTTATGCGGTTGTGAATGGTTTGGCGGCGTCTGCTGGCTACGCAATCGCATCGGGAGCTAAAACAATTACGAGCACAGAGACGGGTGTTTCTGGCTCTATCGGCGTTGTAGTTCAACATATGGATATGAGCCGCGCGGCTGATCGTGCGGGCGTTTCCGTGAGCTATATTCACGCTGGAAAGCATAAGGTGGACGGACATCAATTCGCTCCGCTTTCACAAGACGTTCGCGCTCAACTTCAAGCAGAGGTTGATAAGTTCTACGATTTGTTCGTTGACACCGTAGCTGCTGGCCGTGGAAGGCGTTTAAGCGCCAAAGCAGCCCGCGCTACTGAAGCGCGCACGTTTATAGGTCAATCAGCGGTTGAGGCGGGGTTAGCCGATGCGGTCGGTAGCTTTGATGCGTTGCTTGATGATGTCTCACGCCCCGCACCACGCGGAGCTAAAAAGAGGATGACCACTATGGGTCTTGACGTATTTAACGATGTTGACCTCGCTAATGCGAAAGCAGAAGGCGTGGTAGAAGGTAAAGTTGAGGGGCATGCAACAGGCTTCAACGAAGGCAAGGCTGCTGGCTTTGCGGAAGGCCAAGCGGCTGGTAAGGCAGAAGGTCTTGCTGAAGGCGCAGCTTCTGAGCGGGCTAGAATTACCGCCATTAGAAATCTTGCAGATGCTGAAGGTAGAGAAGCCACAGCAATGCACCTTGCACTAACGACGGATTTATCGGTCGAAGCTGTTGCTGGCGTTCTCGCTGGCGTCCCAAAAGCTGCGGCTAATACGATTGCGGCCCGTTCAGCCGAGACGGTTGTGACGGTTGCTGCTGATACAGGGGAACGAGTGAAGCAGACTGTTTCACTTGATAGAGAAGCTATCTATCGGTCAGTCCAAGGACGCCGCTAAGAGGAGACTAAATAATGGCTATTAACGAGAATCCGCATACCGCTAATTTCCTTCTTTCTGAAGGCAATGGCGAAATCTCCCGCGAGAACGTCAAGTTCAAGAAGGGTTCAAAATATCTTCCCGGCACGGTTGTAAAGCTCGTTGCTGGCGTTGCTCAGACTGCTGTTGCAGCTGACACGGCTGACCTTGCGGTTTGCTATGCGACCTACGACCTAACGGCTGCTACGGCTGATACGGCTGGCGTCGTTATTGCGCGCGATGCGGAAGTCTGCATTGAAGGTCTTGTTTTTGATGCGGGCATCAATGACGCCACCAAGAAAGCTGCGACCGTCGCCGCTCTCGCTAAATCAAACATCATTGGCCGCTAATCGGCATAACTAGAAAGGAAAGCCGAAGATGGCGACCTTAGACATTTTTAATAATGACGCTTTTAGCCTCACCAATATGACGGCGAAGCTCAACCAGCTTCCATTCGTTCCGGGTCAGATTTCTGCCGCTGGTCTGTTTGACGTTTCTGGTATCACCACGCTTACCGCTTGGATTGAAGAGCGCGATGGTTCGCTTTCGATGATTGCGGATAGCCCACGCGGTGGTCCCGGCGAAGCGGTTACGAATGACCTCCGCAAAATGCACGTTATCCCAACGGCGCATTTTCAACGTAACGATTCTGTCAATGCTGACGAAGTTCAAGGCGTTCGCGCTTTTGGCACGGAGTCGGAAGTTGACACGATTGAGGCGCTTGTTCTCCGCAAGATGGCCCGTCACACTCGTGACTTTGACCTGACGCTTGAGCATCTCCGTCTTGGCGCTCTCAAGGGCATTGTTGCTTCTAAGAACAACACATTGTTCGACAGCTTCAAGACCTTTGGCGTAACGGCTGCTGCTGACGTGTCGATCCCGTTCTCAAATGCTACGGCAAAACTTCGCTCTACCTTCAAAGACTTGATGGTGTCGATTGAGAACGATCTGGAAGCTAACAGCTACAGCGGCCTTCATGTTTTCTGCGGCTATGACTTCTTCAAGGCGCTCATTGAGCATCCGGTAGTTACAGAAACCTATTTTAACTACCAAGCCGCTGCCGAGCATCGTTCTGAAATGGGCGACAGGCCCGC